TAATAAATCATCTAAATACTTTCAATTACCTAATATATATTATATATACTTAAAATGGGAGGAGGACTTATGCAACTTGTAGCTTATGGTGCCCAGGATATCTACCTGACTGGCAACCCCCAGATCACCTTTTTCAAGGTCGTCTACCGTCGTCATACTAACTTCGCTGTTGAATCTATTGAACAGACCTTCAACGGACAAGCTGACTTCGGCAAGCGTGTTACCGCTACCATTTCCCGTAATGGTGATTTAATTCAACAGATGTATTTGGAAGCTGTTCTTCCTGCTACAGGAGCAGGAACTGGCGACTTCGCTACCTGGACTTATGGTGTTGGTAATGCCTTTGTTAAACAAGCCGAAATTGAAATCGGTGGTCAACTCATTGATCGTCAATATGGTGACTGGATGAATATCTGGACCGAACTTACTACCACTGAAGGAAAGCGCAAGGGTTATGATAATATGGTTGGTAATCTTGCAAAAAGTGCCTTGCAAACAGGTAACTTATCTAGTCGTGTCAATCAACGCCTTTATATTCCCCTTCAATTCTGGTTTAATCGTAATCCCGGTCTTGCCCTTCCTCTGATTGCTCTTCAATACCATGAAGTTAAACTTAATCTTGAACTTCGCAGTTCAACTGAACTTTTACAACAAGACCAAACTATCAGCACGGGTGAATTTTTATCTTGTAAGTTATATGTTGATTATGTTTATCTTGATACTGATGAGCGCCGACGCTTTGCACAGGTATCCCATGAGTATCTTATTGAACAGGTTCAATTTACTGGTGCTGAAAGTATTGAAACTGGATCTTCTAGCAAAAATGTTACTCTTAATTTCAATCATCCTGTTAAGGAACTTATTTGGTCTCATTTAGGATCCTTGAATAATACTAATAAACGCTGGTTTAACTATAGTGGTTCCCATACTAATTCTGCTGATTCTTTTGAAACTGCTCTTCTTCAACTCAATGGTCATGACCGTTTCTCTGTTCGTAGTGCAGATTATTTCCGTAAGGTCCAGAACTATGAACACCATACCCGTGTTCCTCGTGTAGGCAGTGATGTTTCTGGTGCTGATAACGGAATTTTAATTAGTGGACTTACGTCTAATACTAATGCCGTTGTTGCTGATGGTGTAAAAGCTCCATCCACCCAAGATGTCGATTTAGAAATCCAATATTTTGGTGAATTTGATGATGCTCGTCGTCAATATATCTATTCCTATTCTTTTGCTCTCTCCCCTGAAGAACATCAACCCAGCGGAACTTGCAATTTTTCTCGTATTGATAACGCTATTCTTCAACTTAAATATAACAGTGCAAATCAAACTTCACTTGCTGCTGGTCGTACAATGACCCTTAATATCTATGCCGTCAATTACAACGTTCTTCGTATTATGAGTGGTATGGGTGGTTTGGCTTATTCTAACTAGAGATTTATTATTATGTATTATAGATTATGTATTCATTTAATATCTATATAATTAAACATTTATTCATTTTTCATTTTTCAATTATTTCAATTATAATTATAATTTTTTGTTATAAAATATATAAAAATACAAAAATATATAAAAATACATACTAATAATTTATTGTTTATTTTCTAAAAAAAATATATTTGTAAATCATAATACAATAATAACTCTTGACTTGAATATATAATTTTAATTTCTAATAATTAATCATACATAATCTAAAATGGGAGGAGGACTTATGCAACTTGTAGCTTATGGTGCCCAAGATATCTATCTTACGGGTAACCCCCAGATTACTTTCTTTAAAGTAGTCTACCGTCGTCACACTAACTTCGCTGTGGAATCTATTGAACAGACTTTCAATGGTCAAGCCGATTTTGGTAATCGTGTCACAGCAACTATTTCTCGTAATGGTGATTTGATTCAACAGATTTATTTGGAAATTGTTCTACCTGCCGCAACTGGCAGTTCCACATCTAACCTTTGGGTTTATGGTATTGGTAATGCTCTTATTCAACAGGTTGAACTTGAAATTGGTGGTCAACTCATTGATCGTCAATATGGTAGCTGGATGAATATCTGGAGTGAATTAACAACTCCTGAGGCAAAACGAGGTGGTTATGATAATATGGTTGGTAATAATAGGCCTGGAACATATCAAGCTGGAAGTATTGATGCTGGAAATGGTAAAAAACGTCTTTATGTTCCCCTTCAATTTTGGTTCAATCGCAATCCAGGTCTAGCTCTACCTCTTATTGCTCTTCAATATCATGAAGTTAAACTTAATCTTTGGATAATGGATTTAGCTAAAGTTTATGCTGGTACTACCAATGCTACTCTTCAATGCAAGATGTATGTTGATTATGTCTATCTTGATACTGATGAACGTCGTCGTTTTGCCCAGGTTTCCCACGAATATCTTATTGAACAGGTTCAATATACTGGGGCTCAATCTATTTCTCAAGGTACAACTTCTTACAACTCGCAATTGAACTATAACCATCCTGTCAAGGAACTTATTTGGGTTCATACAACTAGTACTAATGCTGCATTATCTGGTGGAACTTCTTGTTTTAATTATTCCGGTAGCAATTCTGGTTTTGCAGATTCATTTACAACTGGTCTTCTTCAATTGAATGGTCATGATCGCTTTAGTGTTCGATTTGCTGATTATTTTCGCAAGGTCCAGAACTATGAACACCATACTCGTGTTCCCCGCGTAGGTGCTGATTTAGATGTAAATGATAACCGTTATCAATATATTTATTCCTATGCATTTGCTCTTTCTCCTGAAGAACACCAACCTAGCGGAACCTGTAACTTCTCACGTATTGATAACGCCGTTATGCAATTTGGATATGGTGTTGATTCGGTTACTGGTGCTGCAGCAGTACCTGCCCTTTCTACTGGTTCTTTAAGCCTCCAAATGTATGCCGTCAACTACAATGTCCTTCGTATCATGAGTGGTATGGGTGGTTTGGCTTATTCTAACTAGAGTGGTAGATTCATTGTTTGGATATACATATTTTTATTATTAGTATATTCATAATTTTTTAATTTATATTATTTTTTACATTTTCATATTTTCATATTTTTACATTTTCATATTTTCAATTTATTTAAAATTTTCGATAATAATAAAATATTTATATTTCCAATAAATATAAAGTAATTTTAAGTGATGTATAATATTATTATTCTAATGTAATTTCACAAATATAATTCTTTTTTTTTATATTTTTTTATATAATATGTTTTATTTTGTTCAAATATTCAAGAATAATTATATTTGTATAAAATAATAAATCATCTAAATACTCTTTTACTTTTCAACTACCTTATATATTATATAATCATCTAAAATGGGAGGAGGACTTATGCAACTTGTAGCTTATGGTGCCCAGGATATCTATCTTACTGGCAACCCCCAGATCACCTTTTTCAAGGTCGTCTACCGTCGTCACACTAACTTCGCCGTTGAATCTATTGAACAGACCTTCAACGGACAGGCTGACTTCGGAAAGCGTGTTACTGCTACCATTTCTCGTAATGGTGATTTAATCCAACAGATGTATTTGGAAGTTATTACCCCTGTTATGGGTACTAATAATCAAACTTGGACTTATGGTTTTGGTAATGCCCTTATCAAACAAGCCGAAATTGAAATCGGTGGTCAACTCATTGATCGTCAATATGGTGACTGGATGAATATCTGGACCGAACTTACAGTTCCTGCTGGCAAACGTGATGGTTATGATAATATGGTTGGTAATAAAGCAGGATGGATCGCACAAAAAGGTCTTGTTGATGCTGAGGAAGCTCAGCGTTTTTATGTTCCTCTTCAATTCTGGTTTAACCGCAACCCTGGGCTTGCTCTTCCCTTGATTGCTCTTCAATACCATGAAGTTAAACTTAATCTTGAAATTCGCCCTGCTGCTGAATTACTTAATAGTTCTACTTCTACCGTAACTAATGGTCTTCTTTGTAAACTTTATGTTGATTATATTTATCTTGATACCGATGAACGTCGTCGTTTCGCTCAAGTCTCTCACGAATATTTGATTGAACAAGTCCAATTTACTGGTTCTGAATCTATTGCTACTGCTTCTCCTACTAAAAATATTACCCTTAACTTCAATCACCCTGTTAAGGAACTCGTCTGGGTCCATTTGCGTACTGATTTTGCAACTGTTGACCCTGTAGATGGTAATAGATGGTTCAATTATTCTGGTAAAACACTTGATAATGAATCAGGAGGTTGTGATTCTTTCACAACTGCTCTCCTTCAACTTAACGGACATGATCGTTTCTCTGTTCGTGGAGCTGATTATTTCCGCAAGGTCCAGAACTATGAACACCATACTCGTGTTCCCCGTGTTCGTAATGATTTATGGCAGGATGGAGACAAGAATTTCCGTCAATATATCTATTCCTACTCTTTTGCTCTCTCCCCCGAAGAGCATCAACCCAGCGGAACTTGCAACTTTTCCCGTATTGATAATGCTATTCTTCAACTCACTTATGGTAAAGATGCTCTTGCTCTAGTTGGTGGTTCCAATGCTCAAACTCAAGCAATGAACCTCAATATCTATGCCGTCAACTACAACGTTCTTCGTATCATGAGTGGTATGGGTGGTTTGGCTTATTCTAACTAGAGAGGTAAGTATTATGATCTTCATATTCATAATATCTACATAATTAAAAAATTATTTATTTTTCAATCATTTTTACATTTCATAGTTTATATTTCATAAATAGTAGTTTTATTAATTTTTTAATCTTAATAGTAAATAGTAAATACAAGAAAAAGTAAAATATATTACATATTACATATTACATAATACAAATACAAATACAAAAAATGCCAGAAGGTTCCCTATTAAAAGATTTATATGTAGCTTTCCTCAAGGATAATTGGAAACTATATATTCTCTATCTAGTAACATTAATTTCCCTCCCTCTACAGAGTATAGCAATGCCCCACTATTATGGTGAGGTTATAAATAGTTTAAAAGATAAAAATTTAGTAAGGGCTAAATATTTATTTGGTGTATTGCTAGGTATTTGGGTATTGATTCAGGCATTTAGCATAGGTATTTCATATGTAGATAACTACATTTGGCCCAAGTTCCACGCCTACATAAGACAATTCTTTTTTGATCTTATAGTGGATCGTTATAATCAAAATTATCAAGAACTGGAAATCGGTTCTATCCTTACTAAGCTAATTAAATTGCCCTGGATTCTAGATGATGTATCCAATCAAATACAACGTTTTCTACTTACAAATAGTATTCTCATTATATCCAATTTTGTATATCTCTATAGAAATCATTATACCCTAGCATTCATGTATTTGGGCTGTATTGCAGTAGTATTTATTATGTCCCGGCTCTATTTCAATACATGTAATGCAAATATTAAGAAGGTAGAACAAAATTATGACAACTGTCACGAGGAGATTGAAGACACCCTGCAAAATTTACTATCTATCTATACCAGTAAGAAAATTCCTGATGAAAAGAAGAGGATTGACGATATTAATGAGAAAACTCGCAAGGAACAATATACTGCCGGTATATGTAATCGCAAATTCCGCATCTATTTCTCGATTATCAATGTATTTCTCTTTCTGGGGCTAAATTATATGGCATTCAATCTATTTACTAAAGGCAAAATCCCAGTTGCCAATTTGGTCAGTATTTTCATCTTGAACTATACTATTCTAGGATCCCTAATATCTTTGTATGATTCGGCAAAAGATTTTATGAACGTTAAGAGTCATGTGGAACTCATCCAGACATTTATTGACGACCTACCTAATACAGATACCAGCATGCAGAATAAGAAAATCCCACATCCCGAAAAAGGGTTGGACATCCGCTTTAAAGATATTGAATACACCCATAACAGTGCTAAAGAAAAGTTATTTGATAAATTGAATCTCAGAATTAGGCCGGGCGAGAAAATCGCAATTTTAGGCGCAATAAGTTCAGGTAAGTCTTCGATAATGAAGCTCTTAGCGAGACTTCAGACATTTCAAGGGGGAAATATTTATATTAATGAAACACCTATTACTGAAATTGAAATTGGTGATTTAAGAGAAAAAATTATATATATTCCACAACATCCTAAATTATTTAATAGAACTCTACGAGAAAATTTATTATTTGGATTAGATAAAAGTATAACTGTAGAATCAATTTTGAAATTTATTAAAGAATGTGGGTTAGATGATATTGAACATATATATAGAACTAGAATGGATGATAAAGTAGGAAAAGGAGGGTCTCATTTATCTGGAGGTTCTAGACAACTTTTATGGATCATTAGAGCAATTATGCAGAAGTGTAGTATTTGTATTTTGGACGAACCCAGTTCCAGTCTAGATCCACAGAGTAAAGAGAATATAAAAAAAATGATGAAAATTATGGGTAAAGATAGAGCTGTAATTATGATAACTCATGATTATGATATGTTGGAACATTTTGATAGAATAATAACATTTGAAAAAGGAAAAATTATTTCAGATAAACCAAATAATAAAAATAGCAATAGCAACAATAATTCAAGATATAATTAATAAATAATTTATTAAATAATTAAATAATATAATATTTATTTAGGTATAATTACAAATTTATAACCTTTATAAGTTTCACCAGATTTAGCATATTTTTTAATTGTTTCTGTACCACTACCTAATTCATTTGCTAATATATTAATACCATTATAAATTTTTTCTTCTTTAGTTATAACATTAATTAGTTTAATATTTGTTACTAATTTTATTTTGGTATTAATATTATTTTTTTGATCTTCTTTAGTAGCCCATCTTAAATTATCTAGATGATGATTTTTAGGGTTAGAATCAATATGATCTACTTCTGGTTTATTTTCAGGATTAGGAGTATTACTAGCCATTAAAACCATTCTATGGACTTTCATATTTTTATTTTTTTTACCCTGAACTAAATTAACTACACTTCTACCAGTTGAAGTATTAGGTTCCATTAATTTATCCTTATAACCTTTTACACGTCCAAAATTAGAAACCTTATAATTTATAAATATTTTACATTCATCATATATAGAATCTTTTAAATTAAACCATATTTCACCTTCAAGGTTTTCAGTTGATACTATAGGTTTATCAGTAACTCTCTGCCATCTAAAACCTCCGTGTGTTTTACGTTTTCCATTTATACAAGAAGATATTGTTTTAATATTAAAACCATCTATTATAGTATCACTAATTTTATCATAAGTCTTAATAATCTCATTACTATCAATATCTATTTTATGAACTGCTGTTTTTTTAAATTTTGTAATATATTTAGTAGCATGAATACAATTTTCTTGATGTGTTACCCATTCTAACATACAAGCTCTATTATCATCTTTTGCTCCTAAATGATTGATTTCTTTTTTCTTCTCTGGATTAGGATGAAATGCTCTACCAACTAAAATATGAACTTTTAAAGTTTTTGTATGAATCTTATTAGTTAGACAAACACGCATATACCCAGCGCAATCCTTAGAACCTTTTAATATTTTTTCTTTTTTATTCTTCAATAAATTACGAACCCTCCCCAAACTACTCACCTCGTAATTAGGATAACCTTCAACCTTCCTCCATTCTTCAGTCACGACAGCAGTATCTACACCACCATCTACCGCAACAACAGTATCAGTAGCCATATTTATATTTATCATACATATAATAATAATTATAATTATATAAAGCACCTTTAAATTGAAAAAATACAAAAAACATTAAATACCCTCCCTCCTAAACCACTACCCATTCAAAACCGAACTCACTTACAAATCTTTAAACAAATCCTTATACTTTGCCATTCCCTCATCAGTTCCGTCAATTTTATAAGGTATTACCGTTTTGTAAAAGTCTTCATTCATCCATTTCAATTGTTTATCATTAATATTATAATGATTAAATCTAATTATCTCTTTATCAGCGACAATGGTTTCATTTTTAACATCTATTTCATGAATATGTTTTAGGAATATGAAATCTTTACATCTGACTATGTTCTTAGGTCCCCATTCTGTTCCAATATTTAATCCATTAATACATTGAAATTCCTGTGTAATAAATCGCTCTTTTGAGAGAAATCTATCTAAGAATTTCTTCTGGGTTATTTTAACACAGGAAACCGACTCATCTAATGATTTAAGATAATCTGCAATATTTACATTTTTAACACTATAAATATATTCATCAAGGTCTAGGCAAGCAATCCATTCATTATCTTTACCTTGATGATTCATACAGTCAATAATACTATCATCTTGCCGATATATAATATTGCCTACTGAATCTTTTGGTTGCCAGATGGTATAGGTTATATAGTCTCCGTATTTTTCTAGTATATACTGTAATTGTTTTTTATCTGCTTCGGTTGCTTTATGACTAATTGGGAAACCATATTTATTATATTTAGTTGTGCTTCCAAAACCAATGCTACCTTCATTATCATATAAATAGAAATGGTCAAATCCAATATTTCTATAGTATATAATAAATTCTTCTAGCCACCTAATATTTTCATTCAAAACAAAAACAGTATGAAACGATAAGTAATATTTGGACATTATATGATACTATATACTATGATATGTATGATATGTATGATATATAATGTATAATATGAAAAATAAATAATTTTTACATTATATATATAATTTATTCTTTAAATAATAATTTATCAATTGTAGTTCTAACACAAAAAAGACGATGTAATAGAATACCTAATAGAAACATTACAACTATTACCATCCATAATTTGATAGTTCCAGATAGATTTAGTATATTTACTATAACAATATGATAGAATACAATGGCAACTAATATAGTTGATAGAGTATCAAATATTGCAATATTAAAAATTCTAATACTATGTATACCGGTATTAATCTCTCCAAGTAAATTTTTATATTTACAAAGACTCATTTTGTATATATAAAGATATTATTATAATTTATTATAATTATTTCTAACTATTTCTTATTATTTCTTATTTACTATATGATAATATATATATAAAATTATTCAGATTTATTTACATCTATGAATGACATCCACAACATCATTAAATGGTAGATTATGTAATCAAGTAATTAGAAATTTATGTGTTAGTATTATTGCCGAAAAACATAATTTACAAGTTATATATTCTAGTTTAGAACAAATAAAACAATTAGGTATAAATTTATTTAGTGGAAATAATAGTTTTACTTCTACACTAAAACTTTCAGATGATAATTTTTTTGAAATTTTAGAAAAAAAAGATTTACAATCTAATCTAGATCCTAATAATAATTATTTTCAAACACGTGATATATGTAATTACTTGTATAATTATTTACATCTGGAAAAAAATAGAAAGTTGATAATTGAAAGCAATAAATATAAAGAACGTATAAATATTCCTAACGATAATAATCATAATGAGAATAATGAGAATAATCAGAATGATAAGAATGAAAAAAATAATGATTGTTTTATTCATATTAGATTAACCGATGTTGAACAACATAATCCGGGATTCGAATATTATGCTAGAGCATTAGAAAATATAAAATTTGATACTCTACATATTGCTAGTGATAATCTAGAACATAATATAATTAAAAATATAGTAAAATTATATCCAAAGGCAAATTTATTAAGAAATTATAATGAAATAGAAACCATTCAGTTTGGTAGTACAAATAAACATATTATTTTATCACATGGGTCATTTTCAGCAATTATAGGATATTTAGCATTTTACTCAGATGTATATTATTCAAAATATAATAATGATCATATCTGGTATGGTGATATGTTTTCAATACCAAAATGGAAAATGATAGAATGATAATAAATATAAAGTAAATGAGAAAATTGAATTTTACATTATATAATAACAATATTATTAATAAATATATTTAATTTACAATGGAAATTGCAAATATGCCTATAGATACTATGTCTACAGAGTCATTAGGAGTTGAAACATCTATAGATGATCCTCAAATAGTAATTAAGGAATACTATCCAAAACTTCATGAGGAAATAATAAAACTTAATAATTTTATGTTAGCTTATGAGGAGTTAGTTACTGATAATAGTGGATTTCTTGATAAATATCATAACTTGAGTAATATAACATCAAAAAGTCAAGTATTTGATGATTTAATATATATATCTAGGTTATCATCTAAGCTCAAATGCGTATTAAATATAATTATAGCAGCAAAGGATTTAATTTACAATTATAAAAAATTACAAAATATAAAAAATATAGATCATCAAAGTATCTTAAAAAATTACAATTTATATTTAGATAGTTATTATGATTATATAATTGAACATAAAATCAATATTGACTCACAAAAAAGATATGTAAATAGTATAACTATTGCTTTATTTAGTGATAAGCCATAGATATTATATTATATAATATTTTATATAATATAATATTTTATATAATATAATATTTTATATAATATAATATTTTATATAATATAATATTTTTTATTATTCATTTTCAATTTCTTTTCCTTCTCCAGAATCATCTAATTTTAATTTTTTTTTCATATTTTCTTGTTTATCATCTGATTCATCTACTTCATCACGAAAATATTTTTCATCTGGGCAATATGTTTTACGGCAAAGTTGACGTGGATTATCTGTTCCTAGATTAATTTTACAATATGTACAAAAATTACCCATACAATATTTATTGGTAAGTTTATTTACATTACAATTATTACTCGTACAAAAATCGTGATTACCTCCATATAAAATATTATCATTAGGAATGTCTTGTTCTTGAGAATCCATTTGATTATCCATTCGAATATAGATTATGTATTCTTATATGTATTCTTATATGTATTCTTATATGTATTATATTCTTTGTATATTCATATCTAAAATCAATTTTTTATTTACAAATACCATCTTTACTAATACCAATGACAGAACAAGCTATTCTAGAACCACTATGCCCAGTAGTTTTAGAATCTTCAAACTCTCCCAAGCCTAGATCATCTTCATCTTCGTGTATAATAATAGAGCGACCTAGAATATCACCAACTCTAAATTTATCAGTTTTCAAAGAGATTTTACATTTGCCAGTTTCGTCACTTTTTATATTACCCAAATCACCAGCATGACCATCGTGTAATCCTCCATGAGAAGTTTCTTTGGGATTATAGTGAGCACAACAGGATTTACAACCTTCTCGTAAATCTCCAGTTTCATGAATATGAAAACCATGGAGATGATTTTTTCCTAGCCCTTTTGTTATATCTATTTTAATTCGAACATGATCATCTGCTTGAGTAAAAACTACAAAGCCTTCTATTTTACCTGTTCCTAGAACTGCAACTGCTTCTTTAATTTCTGTTTTAGATTGTAGTATACCCATTATGTAAGTATAATTACTAGTAATAATCGTTTATTTATATATTTATTTATATATTAATATATCATAATAAACTAAATATATTTTATAAATATAAATTAATATATATTATTTACATATTTACTAAAATGAGTTCTCTAATGGAAACTATTCCAGAGACTATTCCAGAGACAATTATGGAAAATGAAACTGTAGAACATCTACAGACAATTCTAGATGATGCTGTTAAATCAATTCTGGAAACTATACCGGAAGTAGTTCCAGTAGTTCCAGAAGTATCAATTCTAGATACAACTTTATCCAATATATCAAATTCCTTACAACCTAGTATATCTGAGATACAAGCAGCTGTTGAACCTGTTGTTGAATCTGTTACTGAAACTAAAACCATTTGTGAAACTGTTAAAGAAATAGTGACTAGTATTTTAACAGTGAAGACTGAACTATTGATAGAATATACTAAATCTATTTTAGGTTCTGGACAAATAACTCCTTTAAATTTCATTATGATTGTTAATAGTTTAATGAAAGAAATAGAAACTTATAAAGAATTATCTGGTCCTCAAAAGAAAATGATTGTTCTAGATACAATTAAAAAACTAATTAATGAAAATTATAATGAAGTGTATAGTGAAAGTACTGCAATGTCCCAAGAATACGAAAAACAAAAACAAATATTATTGATTATTGTAGAGCAAACTGGACCGTATATTATTGATAATTTAGTTTTAGCTATTAATGGAAAATTTAAATTATCTGAATCAAGATTTACTATCTGGATGAATAAATTATTCGGAATGTGCAAAAAGTCAAAAGTAGATAAGTAAAATAAAACAAAAGAAAACATAAGTAAATATATATAATAATATTGTAATGATATTGTAATAGATAATAGAAAATAGAAATATATACTATATAAAAAAATATTATTATTATAGATATAATACACAATATAATACATAATACATAATACATAATACATAATACATAATACATAATACATAATACATAATAAAAATGCCTAATTTAGATCAAACAAATCTAAATATACAAACAATAAATGGTATTGCAGATACTTCAAATCCATTAACTAGTATCACTATAAATAATTCTATTCAAATCCCCAAATCTGCAAGTTCTACTAATAATGCAGCAGATAATACGAATGCTGGTATTCTTATAAAAGATGTAAATAGTACAGATCAAGGACATTTTTATAATCTAAATGTAAATAGTCTTCATACAACAGTACCATCTCTCTATTTCAATAATGATTTATTAATTAGTTCTACTAATCTTTATAGTGAGCTAGAATATATATTGGTAAATGAACATAGGGTTCTGGAGACATCCAATATAATAGTTCATAATGGATATATAAATTTTCAAAATTCTATGTCAAATGTTGCTGTACAAGGTAGTAATGGTGTAGGTATTAGATATAGTTCTAATAATACTGTACAATTTAAAAATTATAATACTGGTTGGATAGATTTAGTAGATATTGTGTTTCATGATCAATTTAAAGAATTAGTAGATGTAGATGTACATACTAATCCTCTAATAAATAATCAATATATTACATATAATGCTACATCGAATCTATTTGTAAATTCTAATCTAGCAATTGTAAATGACTTTAGTCCTAGTTTAGGAGGTGATTTAAATGTTGGTAATAATTCATTACAGTTTGGTTCAAATCAAGCCATATTTGTAGATAATATAAAAAACAATAACTTATTAGTATTAAAGGATCATACAACAATTATCGGTGGTTATCAATATATAGAAATTGGAAATTCGGGTGGTCTTTTTCCATTTGAAATACCATCTATCATAGCTAAAAATAGTAGTTCCACAGATTCTAGTTTAGCTATTACAGCTAGTGGTATAGGAAATATTAATTTAAATGCGGAACAGGGTATTATATATGCTGAAAGCGATTCATTACAAATTAGGGGATTTGTTAAGAATAGTATATTTAGAACTAGTAATATAGTTGGAGGATATAATCCAGAGACTACTTATATTATGCCTTTAAATAGTGATACAATTTTATTTGATTTTTCAAATAATTCAGTAGAGGGAACATATTATGCTAACGTAGGAGCTGGTATTGATGGACAAAAACTAAATCTCATATTTAGTAATACTGGGTCAAATGTAATTACTCTTTTGGCTGATTTTGTAAGTTTAGGAGGGAATGGTGTAATTACAGGTACAGGATATACTAATGGACTAAATTTTTTAACTGGAGGTCAATGCTCTTCATTAATATATTTAGGAGAATCAATTAATGCTTGGCAAATTCTAAATACAGGTTCATATGTATTCTAGAATACAATTTGTAATAAATATTTTTTATAGTTATGTTTTAGTTATGTTTTTTACTTTTTACTTTTTACTTTTTACTTTTTACTTTTTACTTTTTACTTTTTACTTTTTACTTTTTACTTTTTATTTAATAAATAGTTATAGCTTAAATATAAATTAGTAGTATTTTGTTAAGAAATTTTATGATAGTTTTTATTATATAATAGTAATAGAACTAGAATAGTAATTACTATGTCTGGACCATCATTAAATTTATATTTTAACGCTCCAGTAGGTTTACCTAATGGTTCCGCGATTAGTTTACAAAGTACTAATAGTAATGTAGTTACTTTATCATCGAGTACAACAACTGTTTCTAGTTTTAATCTAGTATTACCAGCTACTCAGGGATTTCCAAAGCAACTTTTAGCAATTGATTCTATAACTGGTAATAATGTAAATTTACAATTTTCAAATCCTCCTACGGGCCCTACTGGTTGTACTGGTGTAACTGGTAATACTGGTCCTACGGGTCCCACCGGACCAACAGGTCCAACAGGAAATACAGGTCCAACCGGTTGTACTGGATTTCAAGGAATACAGGGTACTAGCGGCGGTTTAGTTCTATATATGGACTATGACCCTACTCTTCCTATAGTTATAGATTCAGATACTTATTATGGTTTAGATACAATAACTGGATATATACAAAAAACATTATCAACTGTTATATCCGCCAATTCAACATTAAATGTTATTAATTTTGTATCACAATATCCGGTTACATTAACCAATGTGATACCACAAGGTACATGGATCTTTAAAACATTTGCGAATGTTACAAATAATAGTCCAACAATAACATCAATAAGTGCAATATGGGATATATATATGATTAATTCTTCTGGAACTAAAATATATGTTGGATCTTCAACTAGTATTTATCTTAATAATCCAGGTGTAATTACAGAGTATTCTAGTTATGCAATACTAACTCAAACAACATTCATTCCAATTGGCTATAGATTTATGATAAATTTAAGACTAATTAATAATGATTTATCAGTACCTCATACAGTTACAACATATTATCAAAATACTACACCTTCATATGTAGCTACATCAATAAGTAATGCTGTTACAGGATGTACTGGTCCTACAGGACCTAGTGGTTGTACTGGTCCCACTGGACCCACTGGTAATACGGGTCCAACTGGGTGTACGGGTCCTACTGGTTCTACTGGTAATACGGGACCTAGTGGTCCTACTGGTCCTACTGGATGTACTGGTCCAACTGGATCTACTGGTAATACAGGTCCTAGTGGTCCTACAGGTCCTACTGGTCCTACCGGATCAACTGGTTGTACTGGTCCTGTAGGATTACCGGGATATGCTTCCAATACTGGAGCTACAGGTTATACTGGATTAAGAGGTAATGATGGTGAAGGAGGTGGTATAGTTTTCTATATGGATATGACTTCTAATTCCTCTGCACCGGGTAGTGGAAGTATAAATACTGTATTTAATACTGGAAATCAGACATTAATTACAACTACACGAAATATTGGTGATCTAGATTACTTATTAGGGAGTTTTGTTTCTAGTCCAGGATCAATAACTAGTACTACTATTACTCCTGGAACTTGGGATATGAATTTATTTGCTAGTACATCATCCCCTGGAAATGTCGCCTATTATTATAATTTAAGTTATGTAGATTCGGATGGTAGTAGCAATCCTATTATAATTGCTTCAGGAGATAATATAGCAGAAACTTATATAACTGATACCTATATAAAACAATATGGATATACTCTTAATGTTCCATTAACTGTTTTACCTGATCCTACAAAAAGATTAAAAATAGATGTATATACTAATTTTTATGCTAATGGAACAGTATTTACAATATATTTTAGAAGTACTACTATATCACATATACACAGTAGTTTAGGTGTTCCAGGTCCAACTGGTCCAACTGGATGTACGGGTCCAACTGGAAGTACTGGTAATACAGGTCCCACTGGTAGTAGTGGTCCAACGGGTCCCACTGGTCCCACTGGAAGTAGTGGTAATAGTGGGACTACAGGTCCAACTGGATGTAGTGGCCCAACCGGTCCCACTGGACCTACTGGTCTTACTGGTTCTAGTGGTCTAACAGGTTATACAGGTTCAGATGGTCCTACGGGGCCTACGGGTACTACAGGTCCTACAGGACCGCTTAGTAATGTATCACAATCAATAAGTGAAAGTTTTACAGTAGCTGTAGGCAATATTAGTCCTGGTAGTACAACTACTAATAGTTTAGCATATAGTTATGATGGTTTAAGTTGGACAACAAATACTAGTAATATTTTTAATGGTTTTGCTTCAGCTGGTATTGCGGTATGTTGGAATGGTGTTTTATGGGTAGTTGGATCAAATGGTAGTTCAACATTACCATTAGGATATTCACCGGATGGTATTAATTGGACATTAAGTAATTGTTCAATAATTGATAGTATTTATACAATAGCATGGAATGGAACTATGTGGTTAGCAGGTGGTAGTATTTATACATTACCGTGTTCATTAGTATATAGTTACGATGGTATAAATTGGTTAAACACAGGTTTTAATACAGCTGGAAATATTACTGCTATAGCCTGGAATGGTATTATGTGGGTAGCAATAGGTTTTAATTTAACACCTCAATATAGTTATAATGGTTTAACTTGGTTTTCAGGTACTGGTGCTTTAGGTAGAAATAGTAATGGACTAGCATGGAATGGTACTTTATGGGTATTAGGTACTAGTTTAACAGGGAATACAAGTACATTATATTATTCAACAAATGGTATAAATTGGACCGCAAGTGTTAATGGTAGTAGTATTTTGACTTCCTCTTGTGCGTCTGTTGCTTGGAATGGTTCTTTATGGGTAGCTGGAGGTACTCCAAACAATACTTTAGCTTATAGTTATGATGGTATAAATTGGTCAGCAAGTATTAGTGGTGGTACAGGTGGTGCAGGAGGTAATACTTATAATGTATCTTGGAATGGTTCATTATGGCTAGCATGTACTAATTTAGGTGGTGCGGGAACATTAAGAACTTTATATAGTTATGATGGTAAAAACTGGTTAATTGTTACTAGTAGTTTAGGTATGAGAGCTACTGCTTCTCGCAGAGTATTACCATATGTAGGTCTTACAGTTGGTGGTGGTGGGGGTACAACTGGTCCCACAGGTTGTACAGGACCCAGTGGTTCAACGGGTCCCACTGGCTCTACAGGTCGCACTGGTTCTACCGGTCCCACCGGTCCTAGTGGTCCAACTGGTTGTAGTGGCCCTACAGGTCCCACGGGTCCAACAGGTAATACTGGATGTAGTGGTCCAACGGGACCAAGTGGTCCAACTGGTTGTAGTGGCCCTACAGGTCCTAGTGGTCCAACTGGTCCAACTGGTCCAACGGGTCCCACTGGTCCCACCGGTCCCACTGGTAATAATAATTCATTACAAGTAACTGAGAACTTCACTGTAGCCGGTGGAATAGGAACCAATTCGTTAGCTTATAGTAATGATGGTATTAATTGGACAGCCACACCTAATTCTAATACAGCAATTACGCAATGTAATACTGTTGCTTGGAATGGTGCTATATGGGTAGCTGGTGGTTCTGGTGGTGTAGGAGCTACTGGACCTTTTGCCTATAGTAGTGATGGTATAAATTGGACAAATACAAATAGCCAATCTACTATTCTAACCCAATGTAATGCTATTTGTTGGAATGGAACCCAATGGATTGCGGGTGGAACAGGTCCTTCTACTTCATTAGCAAGTAGCCCAGATGGTATAAATTGGTCTAATGTTTCTGTTTCAACTGCATTAGGATTAACCCAATGTAGTGATCTAGCCAGTAATAATAATTTGATAGTAGCTGGTGGTCAAGGGACTAATGTATTAATTAATAGTACAGATGGTGTCAATTGGTCGAATATACGTAGTTTTAATTATATTAGTAATACTGTCCCATATATTAATCTTCAAAATTTATCAGGTGTTAATGGATATAGTATTGATCTAGCTTTTTCTAGTAATGCTAATATTTTTGTTGTAGCAACATCAGGATATAGTGTAGAACAAAGTATTACTATCTATTATTCCGCAAACCCATTCCTAGGCAATTATTCATCAAATCAAAAAATTAGTTTTGCTTCTACACTTGCATCACGTAATGTTTCTGTTTCAGGATCTGGTCAAATTATAGCAACAACAAATTTCTCATTGAGTAATGTATATGTTTATTATACTGCAACACCTTCAGCTCTTAATTATGCATTAATTGGTAGTGGTCAAACTATATCCGGTGTAACTTCTGGTCTTGTTTCTGCTTTATCTACTACAGGACAAACTCTAGTAATAGGAGCTCGTGATACTCAAAATAAATTTTATATTTATTATGCATCTTCAATAGGAGGATCTTATAGTCAAATAAATAATTTTACAATAGGCAGTGGTAATTTTGTTATTACTGTAGCAGTATCAGGCAATGGTCAAATAGTTGCTGCTGGTGCTAATAATACAAATAGTACAACTATATATTATTCATCAAATATTGCTTCATCATATAGTCTTACACAAACTATAACCGGAAGTGGTAGTTTTGGTACAACTGTTGCCTTATCTAGTTCGGGTCAAATATTAGTAGTAGCAGGAGCAAACGCATTATATTTTTATTATACAACAAATACTAATGGTACTGGATATACTAATACTCAAACAATAACAGGACCAGTTGGAGGTAGTTTAGGTACTTATACTATATCATTATCTAATTCAGGTCAAACTCTAACAGCTGCCAATGTTAATCAAGGTATATCTTATCTCTATTATTCACCAAATACAAATGGAACTGGATATTATCTATTAACTCAATTATCTAATACACTAGGTTCTGTAGTAGCATTATCTGGTAATGGTCAGTATTCCGCAGTTAGTGATGGTGGAAGTATAGCATCTGTTTATTATAATGATAATTATACTAATAATAATATATTATCACAATGTAATTCTCTAGCAGTAAATAGTAATATATGGGTTGTAGGAGGTAATAGTGTTAATATAAGTCCTTTACTAAGCCCTTTCGGCTATAGTTATGATGGGATATATTGGTATCCTAGTACTTCTGCGCCGTTTTCTAATAATATATGTAATGCTGTCCAGTGGAATGGTTCTTTATGGGTCGCCGGCGGTTCTGGTACCAATCCCCTGGCTTATAGTAGCAATGGAGTAGCATGGACCAGTAGTGGCAATGGAGGTAGTATATTTAGTATATGTAATAGTTTAAGCTGGAATGGGACATATTGGATTGCCGGAGGATCTGGTACTTATAAGTTGGCATATAGTACTGATGGGATAACTTGGACCGGTAGCCCTACCGATACTTCTTTTTTTACTACAAACTGTTTATCATTAGCAAGTAGAAAAATATTACCAAATATAGGTCAAAATATATATAATACTACAACAGCGGTATCTAAGAAAGTTGTTTCATTAATAGAACTGAATAATAGTTATGGCGCTGCTCCATTTTATGCTTTTGGCTGTATTACTGCGGATGGGCGTATTTTATATGCTGGTTCAACAGGTTGGAGTAATGTAAGAAATACAGCTATTTCTTATTTTCCTACTAATATTTGGATACCTACAATACCTAAAAAATTATATATCACATCAAATAATATTCATATAATAGATAATAATAGTAATGTATGGGTATGTGGTTTTAATGATTCAGGACAAATATTAGCAAATAGTGCTATATCTAGTACAGTTTTACTAAGTTTAATACCGCAATTGAAAACTGATTATTTAGCTTATGATACTTCTGGAATTAAAAAAGTAATTCTAGGTTATTATGCTTATGATACTTCTTATGGTTATTTAACAAATAATAATAAGTTATATATTTATGGTATTAATACAAATGGGCAATTAGGTGATAATTCATTAACTAATTCTACTAGTTATAATACTAATACAATGGGTAATTTAACTAGTAATGTATCTGTAACCTCGGTTAAAGATTGTGTTAAAGTTGGAAATAATGGCACTGAAACATATTGTATTATTGACCAAAGTAACAATATCTGGTGTGTTGGATATGGAAGTAATGGACAAATTGGTAATGGTGTAATAACACCTACTCCTGATAATAAACAATGGAAAAGAGTAACTAAATCTACAACTTCTACTGATTATTTAACTAATGTAGCAAGTATATATGGTTGTTGTGATTCACCAACATATGGTTATTATGGTGCTTTCTTTGCTCTGACAAGTAGTAATAATTTATATGGTTGGGGACGTAATTCTGCTGGACAAATGGGTGGAACAACACTAGGAGGTGTAGCTATATCTAATAATGCAAATATAAATTTTGCTACATTATCAGCAACCAATGTAAATCGTTTTTGGACAAGTATTTGGGAAGTATCTATATCATTTGTAGAACAGACATATACAGGTAGTAGTAAATTATTTTATTCTGGAGCAAATGATTATAGTCAAGCAGGAATATCTGGAGGTACAACATCATGGACCGCGTGTGATACTACTTTATCAGCTACTGGAACATATAATTTAGTAAATTTATATTTGGCTGGTAATAATCAACAAGTTTATATGTATACATTCGCGCACATATATAGACCAAGTACAAATCAATATGAATTATGGGCAGCAGGATATAATGCTAATGGATGTCTAGGAATAGGGTATATTACTGTAAATGCTGCTACACTTTGGACACAAGTAAAATTGCCACAATCTATTATTAGTAATATTAAATCTATTGTAGCCTCAATAGATGTTACTAGTAATAGCCAAACTTTTATGTTATTAAATAATGGTGATGTATATTTTGCTGGATATAGTAATGTTTATAATTATATACAATCGGTAGCATCGCAGCCTTATTATACATTTACTAAAATGAGCGGCTTTTAAGCAGCTTTTAAGCAGCTTTTAGAAAAAGCCGCGCCAAAACTGTAGAGAGGCTTTAGCCTCTCACTATTTTACAAGTTTTATAAATTTTATTATTTCATTTGTATTATTTCATTTTGTTTATTTTTTATAAATAGTTATAGCTTAAATATAAATCAGTAGTATTTTGTTAAGCAATTTTATGATAGTTTTTATTATATAATACTAGTAGAAAAGTAATTAAAAAGTAATAAAAAAGTAACAGAAATATAGAAATATACTATAAATATAATTATGACGACTAATCCATCATTAAATTTATATTTCAACGGACCCGTAGGTTTACCTAAGGGAAAACCTATTAGTCTACAAAGTAGTGATGGTAATGTAGTTAAATTAACAAATAGTACTTCTAGTAATAGTTTTAACTTAGTATTACCATCTACTAAAGGAAATAAAACACAAATTTTGGAAATTGATTCTATTACTGGTACTATTGTAAAACTAGAATTTATAGATCCTCCCACTGGACCTACAGGTCCTACGGGTCCTACTGGTCCCACTGGTCCCACTGGATGTACGGGAAGGACAGGATCATCTGGTCCTACGGGTCCTACGGGTCCCACGGGTCCTCAAGGATTACAAGGTAGCAGTGGTGGTTTGGTTTTATACATGGATTATAATCCTGCGATTCCTATTTCTATAGGATCTAATACTTATTATGGACTAGATATAAAAACTGGAGATACTCAAAAAACATTATCGTCTTTTATGTCTGCCAATTCAACATCAAATATTATTAGTTTTGTATCACAGTATCCAGTTACATTAATTAATGTAATTCAAGAAGGTACCTGGAACTTTAAATTTTATGCAAATGTTACAGGTAATAGCCCAACACTAACTTCAATAACTGTAATATGGGAAATTTATATGATAAATTCTGTTGGAAATAAAATATATGTTGGTGCTTCAAATAGTTCTTATCTTACTAATCCTGTTGAGATTACAGAATACTCTAATTATGCTATATTATATCAAACAATTATAATTCCTAGTGGTTATAGATTAATGGTAAATCTAAAAGCAACTAATAATGATTCATCAACTCACATTATTACTACATATTATCAAGGTGATATAACTCCTGCATATATAGGCACAACATTAAGTAATTCTGTTACAGGAACAACGGGATTTACTGGTCCAACGGGTCCTACTGGTCCTACTGGTTCTACTGGTCCTACTGGTTGTACCGGTCCCACTGGACCAACAGGGTCATCTGGTCCTACTGGTCCTACTGGTTCCACTGGTAATACTGGTCCTACTGGATCTACTGGTCCTACTGGTCCTACTGGTCCCACAGGAAATACGGGACGTACTGGTTTTACTGGTCCTACTGGTCCTACTGGTAGTACTGGTCCCACAGGTGATGCTTCAAATACTGGAGCAACTGGTAATACAGGTCCCAATGGTAGCAATGGTAGAGCAGGAGGTCAAGTTTTATATTTAGATATAACTTCCAATTCTTCATCACCAGGATCTGGAACATTAAATACTGTATTTAATAATGGAACACAGAAAACACTTACAACTACACAAAATAATGGTATTCTAGATTACTTATTAGGGAGTTTTGTTTCTACTGTAGGATTATTAACTAGTACAACTATTCCACCTGGAACTTGGGATATAAATTTATTCGCATCTACATCATCGGCTGGAAATGTTACATTTTATTATGATTTGAGTTATGTAGATGCAGATGGTAGTAGCAATCCTATTCTAATAGCTTCAGGAGATAATATATCGGAAACATATATTACTGATACCAATATAAATCAATATATATATACACTTAATGTTCCATTAACTGTTTTACCTGATTCTACAAAAAGATTAAAAATAAATATATATGCTAATTTTTTTGCTGATAGTACAACATTAACAATATATTTTAGAAGTACTACAATATCACATACACATTCTACATTTGGTATTTCCCCTACTACTGGACCTAGTGGATTGACTGGACCCACTGGTAGTACTGGACCTACTGGTAGTACGGGTCCTACTGGTCCCACCGGTCGTACTGGACCTACTGGTTGTAGTGGTCCCACTGGTCCAACAGGTCCCACCGGTCCCACCGGTCCCACTGGTAGCACCGGTTCTAGTGGTCCCACTGGTCCAACAGGAACAATAGGTCTAACTGGTTGTACTGGATCTACAGGTCCTGTTTCTGGTACAGGATATACAGGTCCTCCTAGTAATAATATTTCACAATTACCAGGTGAAAATCTTACTATAGCAGGTGGATTAGGTAGTAGTTCATTAGCATATAGTTATGATGGTATCAATTGGAATCCCTCAACTAATTCAAATATAGCAATTACTCAATGTAATGCTATTAGTTGGAATGATTTAATATGGGTAGCGGGAGGTAGTGGTGGTATAGGATCAGTGGGACCTTTTGCTTATAGTAGTGATTCTATAAATTGGACAAATTCTAATAGCGGTGCTTCTATTTTATCTCAATGTAATGCTCTCAGTTGGTATAAATCACAGTGGATTGCAGGTGGGATTGGTCCTACAAATTCTTTAGCAAAAAGCACAGATGGTATAAGTTGGACTTCAATAACTAGTAATACAGGTTTAAGCCAATGTGCTGCTTTGGCTAATAATAATAATTTAATAATAGCAGGTGGTCAAGGTATTAGTAGTAGTAGTATTTTAGCTTCTAGTACAGATGGTATAAATTGGTCAAATGTTTATGTTTTTTATAATAATCCTGTTAATATTTTTACTGCTACCCAAACTTTTACAGGGACATTAGGTTTTGGTAGTGGTGTTGCCTTATCTACTACAGGAAATACTTTTGCAGTAGCAGCAAATTATCCTAGTTATGCTACTTATATTAATATTTATTATTCAACAACCCCATCTATTAGTAATAGTTATACAGCATTACAAACTATTAATTATGATTTTTCTTCAGCAGCAGCACGTAGTGTTGTTATATCAGGTAATGGACAAATTATTGCAACAACAAACTTTGTTTTCGGATATATATATGTTTATTATTCTTCAAATATAGCTAGTCCTAATAGTTATAATTTAATTAATAGTGGTGATGGGAGCGGTAGTACTATTATAGTGGTTCCTCAATATACTAGTTATCCTGGTAATCTTGCTTTATCCAATACAGGACAAACTTTAGTAGTAGGAAGTATTCAGACTCAAAATACATTTTATATTTATTATTCATCAAGTCCAGGAGGTTTATATAATCTAATAGAATATTTTACAATTGGAAGTGGAAATTATGCTATATCTGTATCTGTATCTAGTAATGGTCAAATTATTGCGGCTGGTGCTAATAATACAAACAGTACAACTATATATTATTCATCATCACCATCAACTGTATCATCATATAATCTTACACAGACTATATCAGGAAGTAGTAGTTTTGGTACAGCGGTTGCTTTATCTAGTTCTGGTCAAACTTTAGCAGTTTCTGGAGCAAATACCTTATATATTTATTATACATCAAATACTAATGGTACTGGTTATAGTATTGCTCAAACAATAGCTGGACCAGTTGGAGGTAGTTTAGGTAATTACACTATATCTATTTCTAACTCTGGACAAAATATAATAGCCGGTAATGCTAATCAAAGTAATGCTTATATATATGCTTCATCAAATACAAATGGAACTGGATATACACAAATAAATCAATTATCTACTGTAGAAAGCGGATTTGGTGCAATTGTTGCAATATCAGGCAATGGTCAATATGCAGCAGTGGGTGCTTCTTCATCGGCTTATACTTATACTAATAATAAATCATTATCACAATGTAATGCCTTATCAGTAAATACTAATTTATGGGTAGCAGGTGGTAATAGTTCATTATATTCTTTAGCTTATAGTAGTAATGGTTTATCATGGTTAAGTAGTACTTCTATACCTTTTTCTAATAACATATGTAATGCTGTGGGGTGGAATGGTTCTTTATGGGTTGCTGGCGGGTCTGGAACCAATCCATTGGCATATAGTATAGATGGTATAACATGGTCTAGTAGTATTAATGGAGGTAGTATATTTACTATATGTTATAGTATAACTTGGAATAGTATGTATTGGGTAGCAGGAGGTACTGGTACTTATAAACTGGCATATAGTGTTGATGGTATTAATTGGTCAGGTAGTCCTACTAATACTTCCTTCTTCACTAATACTTGTTCAGCTGTAAATGCTCGCAAAGTATTACCTAATATTGGTACTATAATTGTAGGCGGAAATGCTGGCTCTGGCTATAGTAGTTTTACAGGTCCAACTGGACCCACAGGACCAACAGGTCCTACTGGATGTACAGGTCCTACTGGATGTTCTGGTCCTACTGGATCATCTGGACCTACTGGTCCTACTGGTCCTACTGGTCCTACTGGATGTTCTGGTCCTACTGGTCCTACTGGTTGTTCTGGTCCTACTGGACCCACCGGTGATACGGGTCCTAGTGGACCTACTGGTCCCACTGGATGTTCTGGACCCACTGGTAGTACTGGACCCACTGGATGTACTGGTAATACTAATCCACTACAAGTAACTGAGAATTTCACGGTAGCCGGTGGAATAGGAACCAATTCGTTAGCATATAGTAATGATGGTATCAATTGGATCCCTACACCTAATTCTAATACAGCAATCACACAATGTAATACTCTTGCCTGGAATGGTGCAGTATGGGTAGCTGGTGGATCAGGTGGTATTGGTCAAGTCGGACCTTTTGCTTATAGTAGTGATGGTATAAATTGGACAAATTCAAATAGTGGTTCAACTATTCTAACTCAATGTAATACTATGAATTGGTATGGAAACAAGTGGATTGCGGGTGGTACTGGTCCTTCTAGTTCATTAGCAAGTAGCTCAGATGGTATAAATTGGTCTAATGTTTCTGTTTCAAGTACAATAAGTTTAACCCAATGTAGCGCTATAGCAAGTAATAGTAAATTGATAGTAGCTGGAGGTCAAGGGACCAATGTATTAATTAATAGTACAGATGGTGTAAATTGGTCTAATATACGTAGCTTTAATTATGTTAGTAATGTTTATACTAATGTATTAACTCAATGTAATTCTGTAGGAGTAAATAGTAATATATGGGTTGTAGGTGGTAATAGTATTAATGTAAGTCCTTTATTAAGCCCTTTTGCTTATAGTTATGATGGAATATATTGGTATCCTAGTACTTCTGCTCCGTTTTCTAATAACATATGTAATGCTGTACAGTGGAATGGATATTTATGGGTCGCCGGTGGTTCTGGTACTAATCCTTTGGCTTATAGTAGTAATGGTATAGCATGGATCAGTAGTGGCAATGGAGGTAGTATATTTAGTATATGTAATAGTTTAAGCTGGAATGGTAATTATTGGATTGCAGGTGGTTCTGGAACTTATAAATTGGCATATAGTACTGATGGTATAACTTGGGCAGGTAGCCCGAGTACTACTTCTTTTTTTACAACATCTTGTTTAACAGTGAGAAGTAGAAAAATATTACCAAATATAGGTCAAAATATATATAATACTATTCCATCAACTTATTCTACAGGTATAGGTGTTACATCATTAATAGAGTTGAATAATAGTAATAGTGCTGCTCCATATGATGCTTTTGGATGTATTACTTCGGATGGGCGGGTGTTATATGCTGGTGGTACAGGTGTTTCAAATAGAAGTTCAGTTAGTACTTATTTTCCTACTAATATTTGGACATCAACTACAATTCCAAAAAAATTATATATATCATCAAATAATATTCATATTATAGATAATAATAGTAATGTATGGGTTTGTGGTTTAAATACTTCTGGTCAAATAATATCTGGAACAGCGTCAAATAATACAACATTAGTACCGCAATTGAGAACTGATTATTTAACTCATGATAAGTCTGGAGTTAGAAAAGTTATAGTAGGTTATTATTATAATGATCAATCATTTGGTTATTTAACAAATAGTAATAAGTTATATATTTATGGTGTTAATACTTATGGACAAATTGGTGATAATTTAGGGATTGCTAATTCAACTACTTATAATAGTAATACCATGGGTAATTTAACAAGTAATTTAGCTGTAACATCAGTTAAAGATTGTGTAAAAATAGGAACTGCTGGTTATGATACATATTGTATTATTGACCAAAGTAATAATATCTGGTGTGTTGGATATGGAGTTTCTGGACAAATAGGTAATGGATCATCATTAAGTAGACAACAATGGCAAAGAGTAGCTAAATCTGCAACTTCTACTGATTATTTAACTAATGTAGCAAGTATATATGGTTGTAGTGGCGGTGCTGATTTAAGTGCTTTCTTTGCTCTTACAAGTACCAATAATTTATATGCCTGGGGTAGTAATTATCAATATCAATTAGGTGGGACTACATTAGGTGGGACTACATTTAATGTTAATACTGGTGGTGGCGGGGGTATAAATAATTTTGCTACACTATCAGCAACTAATATAAATCGTGTTTGGACAAGTATTTGGGATTCTTCTGGATCATTTGTAGAACAGACATATACAGGTAGTAGTAAATTATTTTATTCTGGATTAAATGATAATAATCAAGCAGGAATATCTGGAGCAAAAACATCATGGACATCTTGCGATAGTGCTCTTGGAACATATAATTTAGTTAATTTATATTTAGCTGGTAATAATTATCAATCAACCAGGCATACATTTGCGCATATATATAAACCAAGTACAAATCAATATGAATTATGGGCCGCAGGATATGCTGTTCGTGGATGTTTAGGTATAGGTTATACTACTAGTAGTGCTACAAATTGGACACAAGTTTCATTATCACAAACTATTCTTAGTAATATTAAAAGTATAATGGCTACTAAAAATAATGCTGGTGATAATAGTTATACAACTATGTTATTAAATAATGGCGATGTATATTTTGCTGGATGGAATGAGCAATGGAATTATTTACAATCGGTAGCATCACAACCTTATTATACATTTACTAAAATGAGCAGCTTTTAGAAAAAGCCGCGCCAAAACTGTAGAGAGGCTAAAGCCTCTCACGATTTTACAAGTTTTATATGTGAATGAATTTATGTTTTGTTTGTTAATTTTTGTTTTTAATTTTTAATTTTTAGTTTTAAATTTTATAATAATAAAAAAGTAAAAAAAATAAAATGTTATTGTAAAAAAAATATAATATAATCTAATAAATGCTTAAAACAAATCCCCCTCAATCTTGCTCTTATCGAATACACCAATTGCTGGTTCGCTATCCCATTTACTATAGGATATAATAATACGTTCCGATTCCACAATCATTCCCAGAGCATATTCAATCTTTTCACCTTCAAATTTAAATAATTGTGACCACCTCTTAATATCCATTGTTTTCTTATCAAATATGGCAAAGAAGTGATAATATTCGCGAGGTTGGGAATATTCCACGACGTGACAAAGAAACCAGATTTCGCCATTGTATTCACAACCATTTGAAGAACCCCTGGTATTCTTAAAATAATGGGGCATATCCTTCGTCTGTTTTATTTCTAATTTTGGCTTTTTGATTTCGGTATTATTAGTATTTAAGGTTGTATTTTCGGTTGTATTGTCGGTTGTATTTTCAGTATCATTACTAATCTTACCAATTATAAGAGGATACCATTGATAAATAACACTAAGGTCTCCATTAGAATCATTATAAAATACCCAGTTCTTTTCACAACCTTTATTGAATGGTGTAGTAGCAACTTCATACTTTAATGTCTTATCATTAGCTAAATCCATTTCACCATAACCCATAGAAATATTACCAGTAATAGGACTCTGACAAGTGCCTAGATAAATGAGTTGGTTATGTTGATTAGGCTGGTCGGCTTTTTTAGAATATGAATAGGGTTTCATATCTTCCATACCTACATAACGCAAATTATTATCATCAGGAATAAATACAACTGGTTCACCCACCAGATTAAAATTATCATCTAGATTATAAATTTTATTAACTGTAGCAATTTTACCATCACCAACCGAGAAATGATAGGAACCATTACGATTTAATAAATAATTAACAAATCTAATATTAACCATGTATTTAGTATTACCATTTCCATCTGGCATCTTAAAAATACAAGGATTAGAAGCATTCATATCATAAGTAGTACCACAGACATCAATAATATCTTTCATTACAGATCCACCGGTCTTTTTAATTAGATATGCTGGGGAAGATAATTTAGGACAATAAAATTTATAATTAGATAAATGATTATCATAACTTTGTTTATAATTATTCATCAATTTACATATGACTTTATGAGTATTAGCATAATTATTATAATAACCAATAATACTCAATTCATAATCAAATCCAGTTTCATATACATCATTATGGATAAATAAAGTATCATTTTTAGGATATGGAATATTTTTACCTAGCATACAAAAAGCCATAGCTATCTTATTCTTACCTTTCAATCTATAATATTTACAGATCTCATAAATAGTTTCACTCCTGGTAGAATGAGTATTATATCCATTCATCCAGGTACATAATGCCATTTCATCCTGCTTAGTAGTTATATAGGCATGTCCCAAATTAAGGTGGGAATAAAATATTTCTTCTGACCAGCCTCCTAGTTCAATTCGCTTTTTATAGTAAGGTATGCTTTCCTCATGCCGATTCATATTAAAATAGGAATTCGCCAGGTAAAAATAATAGCGGCCATTATTGGGTTCTTCTTCAATACCCTCTTTCAATAGACGGATATCGCGCTCAAATTTGTCCCCCTTGCTGCCTCCATCTCCAATATCATCTATCCAGATAGAGTCCAGCTTTTCACTCTTACTTCCCGGTGGCAAGTCATAGTATTCATGGGTAGGTCCCAAACATTTGGCATCGATATCGAGCCGGATTAGGCGGGTATTATGATACGAAAGACCGGCGCCCTTTTGAATAATGAGATAGGAATCGGCGGTCAATAATTGCTTATTAAAATCGGGTTCAATCTTAAATATCATATCGGCATCTAGAAGAAGGGCATAGGTGGCTTTACCTCGGGCGGCCTTCAAACCAAAAGTTCTATTATATCCGAAATTCTTAAATGGTTCTGTAATAACTTCACCTGGAATACCATGAGAATCAAAGAAGTCTCTAATTATAGATGGTGTATTATCGGTGGATCCCGTATCACATATTAAATATGTATCAATAATGGGCAGAACTGATTGCAGCAGCCGAGTAATAATACGGGATTCATTACGGACAATCATGTTAAGACAGAGCGAAACCCCGGTATTAGGTTGAGGTAGATTTGGAAGATTATTTAGATTTGATAATTTTAGTAATTGTTCAAAATTTACATTTGTACTATCAATAGAACTATTTAGTGATGGATTATGACTGATTTTATTAGTATTACTATTAGTATTACTATTAGTAATATCAATATTATTAAAATTAGTATCTAGACTAGCAGTATTAGTATTACCGTCTTCATCAATAATTGGATCAAGAAGTACAAATTCGGAAGGTATAAGAGTATTAGCCATTTTTTTATTCTGGAACTATGTGTATTATGAATTAGTATTATGAATTAGTATTGTATTGATAAATAATGCTAGACATATTTTTAAGTAGCTAATTTTTATTTATAATTTATTTATGATTTATTTATAATTTTTATTTATCTAGAATTATTTATTCATCTAAAAAAAACTATTTAAAGATAAAAAATGATGTTTCATATAGAAATTAAATAAGTTATACAAATATTATATTTTTATAATATATTTCTATAAAAATGAGTAAAAATCAAAGTGATATGATTGCGTCTGCGGTTAGGCAATATTTAATGAAGAATAAGGTTAGGATTGTATTTGGCACCCCTTGTTTTGGAGGTCTGTTGCATAATGGATTCTTCCAGAGTATGTTGGATTTATCTGTTAATTTTACTAAGCTTAATATTCCTTTTGAAGTGATGACAATTGGAAATGAAAGTCTTATTCAGCGCGCTCGTAATGGTATTGTAGCGCGCTTTATGGGATATGAAGATGCTACTCATTTGATGTTTATTGATGCTGATATTACATTTAGTTGGATTAATATTGTTAAATTATTATTGAGTGGAAAGGAATTATCAGGTGGATGTTATCCTAAGAAATGTTTTAATTGGGATAAAATTAAGCATCATACTCAGAAGAATCCTAATCTTAAAGATGATGAATTAATGGCCAAGTCGCTAGATTATGTATTTAATCCTATTTATCATCAAGAAGGTCCCAATGTTGTGATTAGACTGGAAAATGGTCTGGCGCAAGTAAAAGATATTGGAACTGGATTTATGTTGATTAGACGAAGTGCAATTACTAAAATGATGGCTAAATATCCTGATACTAAATTTAGAAATAATGTGGCCGGTTATGGTCAAAATAAGTGTGATGATTATTTCTATTCATTATTTGATTGTTGTATTGATCCAGTTAGTCGTGTATATTTGAGTGAGGATTACTTATTTTGTAAGAGATGGATTGATATTGGTGGTGAACTCTGGCTAGATTTGAATACTAATTTGAATCATACTGGCTTGATTGATTACAAGGGTTGTTTGAGTATTACTATTGGTGAAGTTGATAATCTTAATAAGGATGCCCAGATTATGAGACAACAGATGGAAAAGGAGACCAAAGAAAAGGAAGCTAAAAAAGAAACTATTATGAAGAATATTGAAGAATTTAAGGCTAAACAGAAGGCAGAAGAAGAAAAGAAAGTTGAAGTAGTTGCTGCTACTTCTGTTTCTAAAAATAAGAAGAAAAAAAATAAGAATAAGAATAAAAAGACTAATGGTGATAATATTGATAATGGTGGTGTTGTAGGTACTCTGGAAGGGGGAAATGATGATTCAAGCGATGAAGAAGAAAAACCTACTACAACTACAACTACAAATGATGGACCCACTTTACCTTATAATAATAGTCATTGTTAAAATTTATTCTATAAAAAATAAATAAAAATTATAAACATTTTACACCTTTGCACATTTAAAACGCCGATATTTAAAATAATGTATATATATATATATATATATAATGAATAATAGTTGGATAAATCAAGAAATTAT